TTAAGGCTTTGAAAAAAGCTTCTAAAGCACACGCAGGTCAGGCAAAAGTATTAAAAGGAGTTATCAATGGCGGATCCAAAAAAAGGAACAGGTAAAAAACCTAAAGGTTCTGGTAGAAGATTATACACAGACGAAAATCCAAAAGACACAGTTAGTATAAAGTTTGCAACACCTGCAGATGCACGAGCAACTGTAGCAAAAGTAAAACGTGTAAGTAAACCGTTTGCAAGAAAAATACAAATTTTAACAGTTGGAGAACAACGTGCTAAAGTTATGGGTAAGTCACAAGTTGCATCCATATTTAAAAAAGGAAAAGAAGCAATTAGAAAAACTAGAAAGAAATGATAAACACATATAATTTATTTGCTGTGCCTGTGGTGCATGGAAAATTTATCGTATCCACAAATATTCATCAAAAAATATTAAATTTTGTAGATAAAAATTATTCTGTCTCTGAAGAAAAAATATCTTGTGTTAATGGTTTTCAAACCCATAAAAATTTTGATGGTAAACAAGAATTACATAAAGAGTTAAATACATATTTAAATAATTCTTTTAAAGTAAATATTGAAAGTGAATGGTTAAATGTTTTAGGTAAAAATTCATACAACAAGCCTCATCAACATGCTGGTAATAACATAACTCATTCAGGTGTTTTGTATCTTTCATCTGAAAATAATAATATTATTCTTGCAAGAGAGGATCAAACTTTTGAAATAAAACCAAAACTTTTTGATTTTATAATTTTTCCATACAATTTAGTTCACTATGTTTTACCTGAAGAAAGAAATGAAAAAAGAATTTGTTATGCTTTTAATTTAACAAAGTTAGAAAAAGGAGAATAAAATGCAAGATGAGTTAATTATAATAACTAAAATACAGAAGTTACTTAAAGATAAGTATCACAATATTGGAGAAAGTATGATGGCAGGTACTGTTGACAATATGGAAAAATACAAATATATGTTGGGACAAGCACATACGTGCGTAACAATTTTACAGGAAATCTCTAACCTGCTAAATGAAAAGGAGCAAAAAGATGAAAAAGGAACAGTCATCAAACTCGACACCAAAAGTTAAATATGCTTTGGCCGAGAAGTACGACAAAGAAAATAAAGAACAAAACAAAAAAGAAGTAGACGCATACGAGCGTTTAAAAACAAAAGAGTCTGACAAACTGCCAAGACCAACTGGGTGGCGAATGTTAATTTTACCTTTTAAGATGGCAGAAAAATCTAAAGGTGGAATTATCTTTGGTCAAGAGACTTTAGAAAAACAACAAGTTGGTTCTACGTGTGGACTTGTATTAGCACAAGGTCCAGATTGCTATAAAGACAAAGATAGATACCCTGAAGGTCCCTGGTGCAAGACTGGTGATTGGGTGATCTTTGCTCGTTATGCAGGATCCAGAATTCAAATTGACGGGGGCGAAGTACGTTTGCTGAATGACGATGAAGTATTAGCAAGTATAGATAATCCCGAAGATATACTTCATCAATACTAAACATAGAAGGAGAACACTATGCCAGATACAGAAGATCTGAAACAAAAAGTTGAACTCGATACTTCAGGACCAGCAATGGATGTTGATGTCCCTGAAACTGTAGAGGAAAACTTAATAGAAGAGAAAGAAACTCCTGTTGAAGAACCAACGGTAAGACCCGTTGTACAAGAGACAGAAGTAAAAACAGAAAGTGTAGTTGAAGAAAAGAAAGACGATAAAGAATTAGAACAATACAGTGATAGCGTTCAAAAAAGAATTGCTAAGTTAACAAAAAAATGGAGAGAAGCAGAGCGTCAAAAAGATGAAGCTCTAACTTATGCTCAAAGTGTTTTAAGAAAACAAAAAGATGCTGAGAGTAAACTATCCAAACTGCAACCAGATTTTGTTGCTGTCACAGAAGAAAGTATCACATCAGGCGTAGCAGCTGCGCAAGCTAAACTTGCAGCCGCTAGAGAAGCAAATGATCTAACAGCTGAAGCAGAAGCTTTAGCCGCTATATCTGAGTTAGGATACAAAAAAGCTAAATTGGCTGAAACTAAAATAGCCCAGGAAGCTTTTGAAAAACAACAATCGGAGAAAAAACCTGAAGTTAATTTAAATAGACAAACAGCAGCTAGAGGAACGCCAGATCCTAAAGCCGAAGCATGGAGTGAGAAAAACTCTTGGTTTGGTACAGATACAGCGATGACTTACACTGCATTTGATCTACATAAAAAGATAACAGATGAAGGTTATGATCCCTCAAGTGACGAATATTATGCTGAAATAGACAAAAGAATTCGTTTGGAATTTCCGCATAAATTTGCTAATAATAACGATACGGCTGAAAAAGAAACGACCAAGCCAGTACAGACAGTAGCTTCAGCGAAGCGAAGTACAAGATCAGGTCGCAAAACTGTGAGGCTCACACCATCGCAGGTCGCAATCGCTAAAAAATTAGGTGTGCCACTTGAAGAATATGCGAAACAATTAAACATCACGAAGGAGGCTTAAGCATATGGAAAATAAAAATGATAAAAAAACCTCTCGTGCGAGTCAAACTAGAGAAAAAACTTCTCAGAAAAAAGTTTGGTCTCCACCATCAGCATTAGATGCTCCACCGGCGCCTACAGGTTTTAGGCACAGATGGATAAGAGTTGAATCCTTAGGATTCCAAGACACTAAAAACGTCGCTGGAAGAATAAGATCAGGTTACGAGTTAGTGAGAGCTGACGAATATCCAGATACTGATTATCCAATCGTAGAGGACGGAAAATATAAAGGGACCATCGGTGTTGGCGGCCTAGTGCTCGCTAGGGTACCGGAAGAGATCGCGCAACAACGACAAGAATACTATGCTAAACAGCATGCAGAAAAAGTTGAAGCAGCAGATAACGATCTTATGAAGGAAGAGCACCCAAGCATGCCTATCAATATTGATAGACAATCGCGTGTTACTTTTGGTGGCTCAAAGAAATCCTAATTAGGAATTCAAAACCATCGAGATAACATAAACCCGTACTGGAGGCCCGCAAGGGCAGGTACAACTATAAGGAGGCCTCTATGGCAAAAACAAACAAAGACGCTGCTTTTGGCTTAAGAGCTATTGGCAAAGTCGGTCAGAATAGAGACAACCAGGGTTTAGGGGAGTATAGTATATCATCTGGTGATACTACTAAAATCTTCTTCCAAGATGCGGTTTCAGCAACAGCGGCTGGTACAATTCACCAAGCTGCAGCTTCTGAAGCGTTTCTTCTTGGATCACTCAATGGTGTCTTTTACACTGATCCAACAACTAGTAAGCCTACGTTTGCTAATCACTATGAAGGTTCAATTTCCGCTAGTGATATCAAAGCTTTCGTAGCTGATGATCCGTATGAAAGATTCGAGATTCAATCGAACAAAGCTACTGCGCACGCGCAGTCAGATGTGTTCAATAATTTCGACATCGAAGTAACGGCTGGAGATGCTGCAAATAATGTTTCTAAATCGGAACTAAACCACAGCACAGCTACTACTGGTACGGCTCAATTAAAAGTAACAGGTATCTCAACTGATGTAGAGAACAATACAATTGGCGCTGCTAATTTGAACTTTGTTGTTATGATCAACGAGCACCTGTATAACGCTAAAAATAACGGTATATAATAGTTAGAATAGGAGAAAAAACATGGCTATATCACGAGGACAACTAGTTAAAGAACTAGAACCAGGCCTGAATGCACTATTCGGACTGGAATACAAACGTTATGAGAATCAGCATGCTGAGATATACGTAACAGAAACTTCAGACAGGGCGTTTGAAGAAGAAGTTATGTTATCTGGTTTTGCAAATGCTGCAGTTAAACCGGAAGGTTCTGGCGTAGTTTTTGACAATGCTCAAGAAACTTACACAGCTAGATACACTATGGAAACTGTTGCGCTTGCGTTCGCGATCACTGAAGAAGCGATCGAGGACAACTTGTATGATAGACTTGCGTCTAGATATACAAAAGCATTAGCTAGATCCATGGCGAATACTAAACAAATCAAAGCAGTAGATCCGCTTATCCAAGGTTTACCAACTACGGATAATTTTGATTCTGGAGACGGTGTTTCTTTATTTAACACTGCTCACCCAACAATCGCGGGCACTGTATCAAACACGTTAGCAACTCAAGCTGACTTGAATGAAACTTCATTAGAGCAATCATTAATTGACATTGCTGCAATGACAGACGAAAGAGGTCTAAAAATTGCTGCAAGAGGTGTTAAAATGATCGTTCCAAGTGAACTTCAATTCACTGCTGAAAGACTTATGAAGTCTCAAGGTAGAACGTCAACTGCTGATAATGACATTAACGCAATCGCGTCAATGGGAATGATTCCACAAGGTTACAGAGTTAATAACTTTTTAACTGACACGGATGCGTTCTACATTATCACTGATGTGCCTAACGGTATGAAGTATTTTGAAAGAACTCCAATCAGAACAGCGATGGAAGGTGATTTCGATACTGGAAACGTAAGATACAAAGCTAGAGAAAGATACAGATTTGGTGTATCTGACTACAGAGGTATCTTTGGCGTTGAAGGTGCTTAATACTTAAAAAATTTGAGGCGGGACACAATCCCGCCTCATTTCAAAGATAGAAAGAATAATGACTAAAATTCTAGTAAATATCTGGGCTTATGAACATCACGCTAAATTTATTGTTGAATGTGAAGATAACTCAGCCTCACTAGAAAAAGCTATACTTGACAAGTTGGGAGAAAAAAGTATAGTTTGGGAAAATCTTGGAAACTCTTATAGTGACAAGATTAATAGAATAACCTATGAGGAGGTTATCAATGGAGAAGATGATGCAACACTTAAACGACCTCTACAAACAAAAGAGGGGTCTGGATCTTCAGTGGGAGCAAGAGCATCTTAAAGAGGGTAGATATACTCTCAATATGGTTAAAATAGACCGACAAGTTCGAGAAGTTTTAAGTCATATTAAAATGGCAGAAGCTCAAAAAGAGCATCTAGCTAATAAAATAGAAGAGGCTGCTCCACAAGTTTCTGTAGCTACTTAATAAAAAGCTACATCGTTGGAAAAAAACCACTCCACACTACAGGCTCTCTTGCACTCTACTAAAATCTAGTATATAAAAAACTTACTATACAATTAATTAGAACATAGACCCGTATAGTGGACGGCCTAGAGACTATGTTCGGAAAACTAGGAGGATACAATTATGGCAGGAACACATTTTAGAAACCCGGTAATGTTTGCAGGGTTATCTAATAATACTAAATGGTTTAAGGATTTACCAGTAGACAATAATCCTAACTTTGTATGTTATAAAGATGATTTTATTTATAACACACTACCTTCAGCAGAATGGTCAACGTCTATTGCAGATGGTGGAGCATCAGCTGGAATCTCTAATGAAGTAGGCGGAGCAGTAAGTTTGACTTCAGCTAATACTACGGATAACAATGGTATAGCTTTAGTTAAAACTGCTAATACTTTTCAAGCAGTAGCAGAAACTACAGATAGCACAGGGGCAGTTACTAACCCTGGAACAGTTATTTGGTATGAAGCAAGAATACAAAATAATGATGCTAACGCTACTGATTACG